TCTAAACAATCTCACCTTTAGTATTTACACACCAAATAATTAACTCTAATATTTTAATTTCGTTAGTGGTAAATTGTATTTTAATTTCATCACCCACTTTATTTGCTGCATCATAACAAGCCTTGGGAGAGTTATAAATTTTATCATCATTTTCTTTAAAATCCATACAGCTAATACCACGTGGTGCTTCAGGATCAGCAAAACAAATCATTGCAAATAAAAAAAATGATTTCATTTACTATGTTCTTGCGTAATTAGGTTTTTTACCCCTGCGTGTTTTTCTCTCTGCTGTTTTCTTTCTTCGTACTGCAGCAGCTCTTTGACTTGGAGACATAGCTCTGGCTTTTGATAAAGGTACACACTTAGGATAGTTTCTTCTTTTCTCACCACCACTACGACCACACTTGGGAAAACCACCACCTTTTTTTGGGTTAGCAATATCTACCCAGTTGGCTCTCACCCATGATCGTAAACCTTTAGACATTATTTTTTCTTTTTACGTTTTGGTTTTATTCTACCACTACATACCCCAGCAGCATACATATTTGCATAGGCACTGGGATAGACTTTGAATTTTCTTTTAGCAGCAGCTTTACCTTTTGCACAAAGTTTAGCCATGTCTTTTTTGCACTGTAAATTTTGCCATTCTCACAGCTCCTCTGTGTGGCTTATATTCACCTTTCATAAGTTTATAAGACGAACCCTTTTTCATCCAATGAAAACCTTTGGGTGCTTTAATTGATTTAGTTGTCATTTTTTCTTTCTTAATTTTTTAAAGTCAGCTCCTGTAATCCTATTTCTAGGTTCTGCAACACGAGCTATCTTCATTTGTTTTGCAGTATATTTTTTTTTACCTTTTTTCTTTGGCATGATTTCCTTTCAAGTAATCTAAATATTGATCTAACTTAGAGATTACTTTTTGCCTTTCTTCTTTTTCTTTTTCATTGAAGATCCTTTTCCCATAGACCCTTTTCCTTTTTTCTTCATTCCGTACATTTCTTTCCTCATCTTTCTTTTTTTGTTGTTGAATGTAAAGAGACCAGCAATCAGGTTCTCTACAAAATCTATGACCACTAGCATATACAATATAATCATTTCCGCAATTAATATTTTCATGTTCTTTATTGCAGTAATCACAATTATATAAACGTATTCTTATTTGTTTTTTTCTTCTTAACATTGTTTGTTTATAATTTACCAGAAAAAAAAAGACTTGACAAGCATATACAGATATGATATACTGTAAAAAACAGAAAGGATAGAAATGAAAATAAACTTAACACAAAAAGAAACACAAGCATTGTTGATGGCTAGTTATGGTAAATTTGAAGATTTAGCTGATCTTAAATTAAAAGATAATTTATCAGTAGAATGGAAACTTATGTATGACCATTTACAAACAGCACTTCGTAAATCTAAAAATCAATATTTTAAACAACTAAAAAAAAAGATTTAAATAAATAGATCTAAAAAGGTGGGGTGGCGAAAGTCACCCTACCACTTCTTACAACTCCAATATCTCGCAGTCAATTTATTCGTTGCAGTTGCACAGCGATGTCTTGCTCTAAAGGATTTACGTCTTGCAGGTGATGATTTTTTGATGGTCATGTTGGCATCCCCGTAGCGAATAAGTCTTACCTTGTTTCCTACCTTTGCCAGAACCGCAAACTTTTTAGTCTTGGTTCTTGCGTTCTTAGGTTTGTTGTAACCTGAAAACTTTTCACCTCGGTATGTGATTGCCATTATTTTATCTCACCATCTTTTTTATTATTAAAAAACTTTTCTCTTCGTTTGTCTGCTTCTATTTCTTCAATCCATTTTTTAGTTTCAGGATCTTCAGGATCTTTAGTGACGTATGATTTTTGCATATAATCTAAAAACAATATGATGGATGCAATAAAAATAAGTGCATCAATCATTTTAATTTAACAAAGGATTTTTGTTTGATTCTTTAAACTCTTTCATTTCTAATTGTAGAACTTGAATCTCTTTACCCATAATAGCCAATGCTTTATTTTGTTTTTCAATTTTAATATTTTGTGCAGAGATTTCTTTTATTAATGGATTTAAATCAAGTCCAGCAACAGAATTAATTTGTTCTTGCATCTTACCATAAGTAATAAATCCTGCACCTATTGCACCCACAACACCAATAAGTGCTGCAATCCCTGCAAGATTATCTTGTAATTTTTTTACCATATTAAATACCTTTTAAGTCGGGGTTAATAATATTTTGTTTTGCTCTTGGTCTGCTTTGTCTTTGTTTAAAAGCATAAACAGTTTGAACCATTTTTTTTGCTTCTTTGTCTCTAAAGTTTATTATATATTTAAAATCTTTACTGTCCATTTTTTAACATTTCTATTTCTCTTGTAAGTCTTTCTCTTTGCAATCGCATTTTCTGTACATTACGTTGCATTTGAAATATCGGATCTGATCTTTGATACGATTCCAAACTTGTTGTGTATATTCTTCTGTTGTCTTGAATACTTGGTTGATCTTTGTAAATATTTTTTGTTTCATAAAATGGGATATTATATACATCTAATAAAGAATTATCAACCATTGCTCTCATCTTAAATAGGTTTTTAATTTTTAAATTTTTACCTATATCTTTGACTCGTTCATCAATTTTATCCATAGTTTTTTGTAAAACAACAGATACTGAGGGTTTGTTTTCACTTGAAACATTACTGTTACTACTTGATTTATTTGATACCTGTTTTGTTTTTTCTGTTTTTTCTTCTTTTGCTATTTCTTTAACCATCTTTTCTTCTTTAGATGTTTCTTGTTTTAAAGTTTTGGTTTGTGCAGGTGAAGAACTTTGACTTGTTATTTGTTTGTTCTGAGTTACAAATTGTTTTGGTTCTTCTTCTTTTTTAACTGGCATAGTTTTAACAGGTTCTTTAAACTTTTCCATTTTTGGTTCAGTAAGTTTTGGTTCTTCTTGAATAGAAGCAACTTTCTCTAACTTAACTTCTTCTTTTAAATTTATAACTTCTTCTAATTTTTTAAACTCTTCTCTTATTTCATTGTTAAAACTAACAAGTTCAGTCTGTACTGCTGGTGGAATTGGTGAGTAATCAATATCTAAAAGGGTTGCTGTAAGTTCAGCACCTAATAAGTTTGGTCCAACTGCACCTGTTGCATTAACATTGTTTCCATCCACACCTGTCCAAGTCCAATCCCAATTTCTTGCACCTGTTCCATTATGAATAACAGTATCATTATAAGTAAATGTATTGCCATAATATCCAGCATCATTGTTTCTGTTTTGTGTTACACTTGATAAGACTTGATTATTTTCATCTTTGATATTTACAGTCGTAGAATAACTATCTCTGCCATTGGTTGCTTGTCCACATTGATGAGCCGATCCTATCCATTCACAACTTTGTACTTCTGTTGTTGAGTCTAATCTAACACCACCATCTAAACTATTTGTTGTTGTTGTAAACTGACCACCATTTTCTTTTTCAGTTGTAATATTTAACAATGATCCATTTGCAGATATTGTTCCAGTGCCTTGTGCTTCTAGCTCATTATTAAAATTAGATACGCCTGATGTGGTCCAACCATTTGATCCATTGATACCATCTATTGACCCTGATTGGTTTTGTACTGATGTTGTACCGACACCAGCGTTAGGTAAAAGATTACCAGAGGTTGCTTGTTCAGCATTACTCGTCTGGGTCAGTATAGATAGAATTATTACGAGGAATAAGTTTTTCATCTATCTTCTCCTTAATTTTTAAATTTTTAGTATACTGTTTGTAATCTGGTCTAAGTTTATTATATTTTTTCCATAACTTATCTGCTTGTTTACCTATCTTACCATTGTAAGGACATGGAGTCCCCGCCATAATCATAGATTCAAAGACACGGGGATCTTGGCAAAGTAAAGCAACCGCTGCAACTTTCATTCCCATAGAATCTAATTGTCTTGATAATTTTATTCTTTCACAATTTTCATCTCTGAAACCTTTACCACCTGATATACCTAATCCAAAAGTTTGAACTCCAGCACTAGCTCCTACGGAGCAGACATCATTACCTGAATTGGATAGACCAGGTGCATAAGCACTAGGAGGTGCTGATCTAATATTGCTGGTGCTGTTGTTTGTAGTGCTTGAAGAATTACTTGATCCTGACTCATAAGTATTTGAGTTTGTGTATCCACCTGTGATGGAAGTGTTTGAGCCAGAAGTATTATTTTGAGTAGTATCTCCATAAGCAAAAGAACATACTAGCATAAATGCTAATAAAAATCTAATCATTAAACTGATCCTTGTTTGGTAAATTGTTTTTAACATGATAAGCAAACTCTTTATCACTCACACATTCGCAATATCGTCTTGGTCTTTGATATAAAACTTTCCACATTCTATTCTCCCATCTTGCTACAATGGGTAATAACACTCTACAAATTGCTTTTTTTAATCTCTTCATACAAATAATTTTTTTACAAATCATACTCTACCTTGTCTATTGTATTTTTTTTGTTGTAACTTAAAGGATTTATTAGGCGACTTACTATGTCGTCCTGGTCTTTTTCTTCTTTTTCTTTCCAGAGGTGCGTAGTCTTTTACTTTTCGTGCCATAGCCTAATCCTTGTTGCGATTTTAACGTAACCTTTGTACCAAATGTTTGGCTAAACATTTTTGCAATTTGATTACTCATTACTTACGCTTTATCAGATCAGTGGCTTTCAGTCCATAGACAGATGCGATGACACCCACAAAAATGGACTGATACCAAAAGGGAAGGTTTGAAAAATACTCAAAGAAAAGCTGCATTTTTTCCATGTGCGCAGGGTTGTCTGACCATACTGCAAATCCTAGCATCACGATTGGCACTGAGAGCAAAATTAAAATAAATTCGTCTTTCCAATCTGATTGTCTAGCTTCTAATAATTTACCTTGATAAGCTTCTTCGCCACGAGCTTGTCGTTCAGCGTGTAATAATTGTGCCTCAGACATAGCCATCTTTGCTTTTTGTCTGTTAGCGTATACTTTGCTTCCAACTTGAGCTGCTAATTTTATTGCACTTAACCACATATTACCAAGGTTTATAATTTACTTTTCCATTGTCGTCTCTAAATGCTCTGAGACTTTGTTTTCTATTTTTCTTGCCGACATACGACACATGAATCCACCCACTATTAGGTTCATCTTCACCTTTCCAGAACTCTAATATAAGCTGGTCAAAGTCAAGATTATTTTTAATCCATAATGCAGTATCATAATTGGAAACGCCAATAATTTCAAGGTCTGCTGCTTGACCTTTTGCGTGTTGTGATGTCAATCCATTTGATCCAATAGCCATACATAATTCTGCACTACGATAGCCTGAAGTAATAATTACTGGACTTTCATAGTGGTTACGCAAAGGTTGAAGTACAGACTCTGCAAGTTTTTTTAATGCATCAATGTGGTCACTAGATGGATTGTTTGGAATCCCGTTACGCTCGGCGACTTGTGATTTTGTAAGCTCTCGAAGGTTAAAGTTTTCAGTCAGTTTCATTTATTTTTAAATTTACGTTTTGGAACTGGGTAAATTTCTCCTTGTTCAGTTACATATAATATTTCTACATCTAAATCTTTTTGTTGTTGTGTAGGTGAACGATTAATCATTGTGCCATGTTGCTGTCTAAATGATACAGTTTTAACATCATATTTTTTATACTCTTTAGTTTTAGTATTATAGGTAATAATGTCAATAGGACCTAACCCATCAAGGGGTGTAAACACAATAATATCTTCTTGTTTTACCAGATAAGACTGAGCAATTAGTTGAGATATAATACCTTTCCTGTGTTTTATATTCATGTACTTATAGTTGTATAACTATATTTAGTACAATGTAAATCTTAGCCTACTAGATGTGGATGGTTAGTCAAAATATTGCAATACTGCAGTGATAATACCTGCAAGAAAGATAAGAATATAAACTGCACCTTTACCTTTATTTAGATCATCTTTGATTTTTTTTTGCTCATCTTTAAGCTCTTTGATTTCTCTGCAGATAAATTCTAATTTTACTTCTATTGCAGACTGATCCATAATTATCCTTTAGGATTATCTGATCTTACTTTATCGCAATGATCTTTAAATGTTGTAGTTCCATTCTTTTGATCTTTGTAGATCATTTCCATTTGTTCTTGCCAAGACAGATATTGAATTTTTCTAGTATCATCTACAGCAATATTTGCTTCAACAGTATTTGCAGCAGTTTCGTAAGATGCTAGTTGTTCATCTGTAGGTTTATCTAATCCTGATACAGTCCATGTTTTAATATAATCTCCGCTTCCATCATTTTGTAAAACGATAGTAGTATTATCCCAAGTCTTGGAGTTTGCGTCTAAATATAATTTAACTTTTGTAAAAAGTGTCGCCATAATTTTCCTCTATGCTATTTTGTATCCCATAAAATAAGTTGATCTATTACTGTCACCATCAACATCTCTTGCAGAACCACCATCTTGAAATTTGTATACTTCAATAGTATCATCTGCTGATAAATCTAAAATTGCTGAATGTTGATAAGTTCTTCTATTTGCTCCATGTGATGAGTTTCTATGTTCAGTAAATGCTGATCCGTT